AATCGAGAAAGTTACTGTTACTGCTAAGAGCCGTGCTCTGAAAGCAGAATACAGCCTTGAGCTTGCTCAGGACCTGAAGGCAATCCACGGTCTGAATGCTGAAGCGGAACTCGCAAATATTCTCTCAACTGAGATTCTTGCTGAGATCAACCGCGAAGTTATTCGTACTATCTACATGACCGCCGAAAGAGGTGCAGCTCAAAACGTTGCTACCGCTGGTGTATTTGACCTCGACGTTGACTCCAACGGTCGTTGGTCTGTTGAGAAGTTCAAGGGTCTACTCTTCCAAATCGAGCGTGATGCTAACGCTATCGCTCAAAGAACTCGTAGAGGAAAGGGTAACATCATCCTTTGCTCTGCTGACGTTGCTTCAGCATTGACTATGGCTGGTGTTCTTGACTACACTCCTGCACTCAACGCTAACCTCCAGGTAGACGACACCGGCAACACCTTTGCTGGTACTCTGATGGGCAAATTCCGCGTGTACATTGACCCATATTCAGCAAACGTGGGAACCTCTGGTCCTACCGGTGGTAACCAGTACTATGTTGTTGGTTATAAGGGATCTTCACCTTATGACGCTGGACTCTTCTATTGTCCTTATGTTCCTCTCCAAATGGTACGTGCCGTTGGTGAGAACAGCTTCCAGCCCAAGATTGGATTTAAGACCCGTTATGGTCTTGTTGCCAACCCATTCGCTGAGGGTGCTCTGGATTCAGGTAATTCATCAGCACTTGGAAGACTTCAGACCAACAGCAACCGCTACTACAGAAGAGTTGCTGTAAAAAATCTGATGTAGAAATTTGCTACACTTTATTCAAGAGACCCGAAAGGGTCTCTTTTTTTATAAATATAAATGTTAAAAACCTATGCAATTGTATGGCAAAAATTTATAAAGTTACAAATAAAGAAAATGGAAAATTTTATATTGGTAGGACTAGATACAAATGTCTTTATATGAGAAAAGCTACACATAAGTGGTATGCTAAACAAGGAAGTAATTTGCCGTTTCCTAATGCACTCCGTAAGTATGGAATTGATGGATTTAATTGGGAAATAATAGAAGAATGTGAAGATACTAAGGCAGGAGAAAGAGAAATATATTGGATTAATAAACTTAATCCACAGTATAACGCAACTTTAGGTGGTGATGGCGGAACATATGGTCGTCCCTGTCCCGAGCACGTTAAAGAAGCAACTAGATTATCCAGAATAGTTTCCGTAAAGGACAAAACTACGGGAAAAATTTATAGTTCTATGAAAGATGCTAGAACAGATACTGGAGTTCTGGAAAGTAGTATAAGTAGGTCTATAAAATATAATGGACCTGGAAGTAGATGGGAAAAATTAATCTAAATATTTAAAAAAGATATGACTAGAGGACAAATTGAAAATAGGAATTTTTTATCTCCTACTGGATTTAAATTTGTACTAACAAGAGAGCCTAAAGTTGCTTTTTTCTGCAATCAAGCAAATATTCCGAATTTAACACTAGGTACTCCTATTCAGCCATCATACACCAATATGTTACCAACACCCGGTGATATGATTGAGTTTGGAGATTTAAGTATTAGATTTCTTGTTGATGAAAATCTTGAAAATTATATGGCAATCCAAAACTGGATACGAGGTTTAGGATTTCCCGAAAGATTAAGTCAATTTGCAGATTTAGAAGAACGTGGATTAGTTCAGGGAAATTATTTAAAAGATAGACAAAATGTGTACTCTGACGGAACTTTGCAAGTTTTAACAAGTAGCAACATACCCAATTTTCAAATAACATTTCAAGATTTGTTTCCATACACCTTGTCAACATTAACATTTGATGCAACCAATACTGATATTCAGTACTTTACAGCAGACGTATCATTCAAGTATACTATTTACAATATTGTCGATTTAAGCGGTAGACCTTTATATGGATATTAGTCTGGATAAAATACAAGAAATGTGGGAAAAGGATTCTAATATTGATATTGACAATCTACATACAGAATCTTTGAACATTCCAATTCTTCACTCAAAATATTTTGAATTATATAATACAATATTTCTTCTAAGAAAAAAAGCAGAACAACAGAAAAGGAATATCAGACACGAAAGATATGAATATTATTCAGGAAAAGCCGATCCTGATGTTTATACAGAAAATCCATTTCCCAAAAAAATTAGGGATAAAGATACAATGCAAAAATATCTTGATGCAGATGAAAAACTTTCGACCATATGCCTAAAAATAGATTACTATGATACGATGCTTGTTTATATTGAAAGCATTCTTAAAATGATTCAAAATAGAACTTATCAAATTAAAAATTCTATTGAATTTATGAGATTTAACGCTGGATTGGGGTAAATAAATACTCATAGCATAATGAATGTTATGAGTGACGTAATTATTGAAAAGAAAAACGAAGTATTTTTAAAACTTCACTGTGAACCACATATTCTCTACGAACTTCAACCATACTTTACATTTGAGGTTGAGTCTGCAAAATTTATGTCTCAGTATAGAAGCAGACACTGGGATGGAAAGATCAGACTCTTAAGTACTCATACAGGAGAAATTTATGTCGGATTACTTGATAAGGTAATCGACAAACTTTCTTTGCATAATTATACTTACGAATTTAAAGAGAATAAATTTTACGGACAGCCATTTGAAGTAAATGAAAATATTTCATATGAAGGGGTCAAAGATTATATGAGATCTATATGCTCTCATTCTCCAAGAGACTATCAAGTTGAGGGAGTATACGATGCTCTAAGATATAATAGAAAATTACTGATATCTCCGACTGCTTCAGGTAAATCTCTGATGATTTATTCAATCGTAAGATATTACGTAGATAAAGGGCAAAAAATTCTCTTAGTTGTTCCAACGACATCTCTTGTAGAGCAGATGTATAAGGATTTTCAGGATTATGGTTGGGACGCGGAATCATATTGTCACCGTATCTATTCTGGTAGAGAAAAAACAAATGAATATCCAGTTACAATTACAACTTGGCAATCTGTATATAAATTAGAACGTTCATTTTTTGAAGATTATGGTGTAATTATAGGTGATGAGGCTCATCTATTCAAGAGCAAGTCACTTGTAGAAATCATGACGAAACTTCATCATGCAAAGTATCGTTTTGGATTTACAGGAACTCTTGATGGAACTCAAACTCATAAGTGGGTTCTAGAAGGATTGTTTGGACCATCATATAAAGTAACAAAGACTGATGAACTGATGCGTCAAGGGCATCTTTCTCAGTTGGATATTCAGTGTATCGTTCTAAAGCATCCTCCTCAGAAATTTGAGAAGTATGAAGATGAGATTCAATATCTGATTTCACATGAACAAAGAAATAAGTTCATTACAAATCTTTCGTTGGATTTAAAAGGAAATACTCTTGTGCTGTTTTCTAGAGTAGAAGCACACGGAGCAATACTCTACGAAAAGATAAATAATATTAAGCGAAATGACCGTAAAGTATTTTTCATTCATGGTGGAGTTGATACTGAAGAAAGAGAATTAGTTAGAGAAATCACTGAAAGGGAAAATGATGCAATCATCGTTGCTTCTTACGGCACTTTTTCTACTGGTATTAACATTAGAAATCTACATAACGTTATCTTTGCTTCCCCTAGTAAATCAAGAATCCGAAACCTCCAATCAATCGGAAGAGTCTTGAGAAAAGGAAAAAATAAAACAAAAGCAGTTCTTTATGATATTGCTGATGATTGTACGTACAACTCAAGAAAAAATTATACACTCAATCACCTTATAGAACGAATTAAAATCTATAATGAAGAAAACTTTAATTATGAAATAATCACTATACAACTTAAGAAAAATGGGAATTGAAGAAGACTTTTATGCAACACTTAAATTAAAAACTGGTGAAGAAATCTTTGCAAAAGTAGCAGCCTCTGAGGAAGAAGATAGAACAATATTAATTGTTTCTAATCCAATTACAATAAATCAAATTAAAAGTAGACTTGGAGTAGTGGGATACAAGTTGGAACCTTGGTTAAAAACAACCACAGATGATATGTTTATACTTAATCTAGAAGATGTTATAACAATATCTGAATCATCAGATATTGAAATGATTGCAATGTATCAAAACTATATACGTCAGTCATCTAAAGAAAAGGGTAATCATTCCCAAATTAATCGTAGAATGGGATACATTGCGAATGTAAATGATGCAAAGGAGATCTTAGAGAAACTTTATAAAAATAGCTAAGCCTGTCCTTTCAACCCTCACAAAGGTTATTGTACTGAGTTTTGATAGTATTGTCAAGCATTTCTATGAGTGTTATAATACCTACATATTAATGATAAAAACTTATGATAACAACAGCAGTCATGACCAAGAGAAAGAGGTCAGAGCATTACGTCAACAACAAAGAGTTTCTTGCCGCTCTAATTAAGTATCGTGAAGACATTGAAATCGCACAACTTCAAAACAAACCAAAACCTCCTATTCCCCGCTACATTGGTGAGTGCTTCCTGAAGATCGCAAATCATCTTTCTTTCAAACCAAACTTCGTGAATTATATGTTCAAGGAAGATATGATTTCTGATGGTATTGAAAACTGTGTTCAGTACATTCATAACTTCAATCCAGAGAAGTCGCAGAATCCTTTTGCATACTTCACTCAAATCATTCACTATGCTTTTCTTCGTAGAATTCAAAGAGAAAAGCGTCAGTTAGAAATCAAGAACAAGATCCTTGAGCGTTCTGGATATTCAGAAGTTTTTGAGGATAATAGTATTGACGGATCAAACTACAGCGACTATAATTCTATTAAAGACGCAGTTCACAGTAAACTGAGGTATTGATGCGTATTGCACCATAGTGTATAAATAAAGTAACATTATGGTGCTTTATGTCTAATCAATATCCAAAGGTTTCTCAAGAAAATAGAGCAAAAGCAAAAGAAAGGGGAGAAAAAATTTACCTATCTGGAACACCTTGTAAAAAATGTGGAACATATGAAAAATATGTTTCTACTTATGGGTGTGTAAAATGTGTAAGGGAGGAGGGTATTAAAAAACTCAATAATAAGGAATTAATGTCACCTTATCGAACAAAAGAAAAGATAAACAATAAGACATACAAATATAGGACTAAAAAATTCGGTGAATTATCGGATTTAACAAATGAAGAATATCAGCGCATATTGACGATTTACAGAGAGTGCGCTAAAATTTCAGAAGAAACTGGTGTTTTGCATCATGTTGACCATATTCACCCGATTTCAAAAGGAGGAAAACATCATCCTGATAATTTACAAATTTTGACTGCTACTGAAAATATTCGTAAAGGAAACAAGTTATTGTGAAAGCAGCCTTAATAAATGATACACATTTCGGCGCGAGGAAAGGTTCAAAACTATTTCATGACTACTTTGAGCTCTTTTATAAGAATGTGTTCTTCCCGACGCTGGAACAGTACGGGATTACAACAGTTATTCATATGGGAGATGCTTTTGATAGTCGTAAATCAATTGATTATCAAAGTTTAGAGTGGGCAAAGAGAGTTGTATTTGATCCTCTTTCTAAGTATGAGGTTCATATGATTGTTGGTAATCATGATTCTTATTATAAGAATACAAATAATACTAACTCACCACAACTTCTCCTTAAGGATTATCCGAATGTAAAAACATATTCATCTCCAACTGAGATTAAAGTAGAAAATCTTGATATTCTACTTCTTCCTTGGATTTGTGTGGATAATCAAGAACAGTCTTTGAAAATGATCAAAAAAACTAAAGCAAAAGTTGCTATGGGTCATTTGGAACTTCAAGGATTCCGTGTAAATCGTTCTTTGATTATGGAACATGGACTGGAAGCAGATATTTTTAAAAACTTCAAAAAGGTATTTTCTGGTCATTACCACACTCGTTCTAATAATGGAACTGTATTCTATACGGGAAATCCTTATGAGATTTATTGGACAGATGTAGGTGATACTCGTGGGTTTACTATCTTTGATACTGAAACTCTAGAGCACGAACCAATCAATAATCCCTACAAAATGTTTCACAACATTTATTATGAGGATACTAACTATCAAACTTTTGATGCACGAGATTATGAAAATAAAATCGTAAAAGTAATTGTTCGTAAAAAGACAGATACTAAAAAGTTTGAAAAGTTTATTGATAAACTTTATGCTTCTAATATTTCTGAACTCAAAATAGTAGAAAACTTTGAGATTCAAGAATCTACTGAGTTCGAAGCGTTTGAATCTGAAGATACACTCTCAATCTTGAATAGATATATTGAGGAGTCAGAAGTAAATCTTGATAAATCTGTTGTTCAAAAAATACTTCAAGAAGTTTATCAAGAAGCATGTGAATTAGTTTAATGTTTATTTTAACTATCAATGGTAGGGAAAAAGAAGGTGCATATTCTGTGATGAACGATGAAGGTGAACATATCCTTTATTTGTTTCGAGAAGAAGATGATGCGACCCGATATGCTATGATGCTAGAAGAAGATGGATATCCAGAAATGCATGTGATTGAGATTGAAGATGAAGTTATGATAAAGACTTGCGAACTTCATGATTATCAATATACAGTAATTACTCCAGATGACATTGTTATTCCTCCAAGTAATGTGAGCCATGATTTTATTTAATTTTTTATTGTGTGAATGATTTGTACTAAATAAATATAATTGCATTTAAATTAAATGTTTTATACTTATGCATATTTAAGAGAAGATAAAACTCCATATTATATTGGTAAAG